GCTTCAACTCGCTTGGTCAACCGACGACGTACTATCTGGCCGACAGCACCATTGCTGGGGACGACCTCACTGGACTCACCGCGTCACTGCCATGGCCAGCAGACCTGGTCCTACATGAGTTCGTTGTCGATGAGGAAGACCAAGCCCGTGGGATCCCGCTTGCAAATGCAGCTCTTCCGACGGCTGCGGACCTGCGTGACTATACCGCGCAGGTCCAAGATGCTGCCCGGCAAATGGCGGATCAATCCTGCCTGCTTTATACCGATCATCCAGATGCCGAGCTCTGGGAAAATCCAGAGTCAATGACGGTCAAACGCCGTGTCATCGGCATGGTCCCGCCCGGCTGGAAACCGTTTACCTACGCTGCTACCCAGCCCCCCGCGACGTACGAGACTTATCTGGCCGAACGCATGCGCGAGATCGGCCGCCCCGTTGGGATGCCGCTTCTCATGGTTCGGCTGGACGCGAGTCGTCATAACTACTCGTCCGCGCGACTCGACACCCAAGTTTACCGTCGTAGCGTTGCTGGACTGCAAGCCTGGCTGTCCGGGACGGACCGTTCCTGCGGCGCGCTGTCTCGCCTACTGGATATCGTAATTGCCGAGGCGCGGTTTGCTGAGCCTGCTCTGCGAACCCGACCGCGACAGGTCATCTATGCTTGGACGTGGCCCGTGCTGCCGCACGTCGATCCCGCGAAGGAAAGCCAGGCTGAAGAGCAGACGTTGGCCAATGCAACCGAGACACTCACCGATGCCGTGGCAGCCCGCGGCCACGATTTGGAAACCCATATTGCAACGCTCGTCCGCGAACGCCAACTGCTCATCGACGCCGGCATTGCCCCGCCTCCCTGGATGTCTGGAAGCTCGCCGGAGCCAGAGCCGATCGACGCCGCCGCCGTTGACGAACAAATCGCAGCTGCTGCCGAGGAGGCAGACGTCGAATGACCGCACAGCCGCTTTATCATCGCGATGAACCGCAAACCGATCAGCTTCTGACTCGAGCTCTTCAGCTTCGCGCCGCCACGGCCAATCACGAGGAACGTTCGATTGAAGCCGTGCTATCGACGGAAAACCCAGTAGAGATTTACGACTGGCGGACCGGTGAAGTGATTGACGAGGTTCTGCTAGCCGACGGAGCGGAGATTCCCAGCCAACTGCCCCTGCTGGCCAATCATGCTCGCTGGTCGATTGACGAGATCCTCGGTTCTGTCCGCAACATCCGCGTGGAGAAAGTCGATGGGCAACCGGCCTCGCTCGTCGGGAAGTTGCATCTCGCGAAGGACGACGACGCCGCGAATCGCGCGTGGAATAAAATCACGCAAGGACATCTCACTGACCTTTCGGTCGGCTACCGAATCATCGACGACAAAACCCAAATTGTTGCTCCTGGGCAAACCGCCGTGATCGCCGGCCGCAAATTCACCGCCGCAAAGCGATCCCTACGCGTCGCCTCCGCGTGGACGCCGAAGGAAGCATCCCTTGTTCCTATCGGCGCCGACAAAGCCGCCAAAACTAGATCACCGTTCGCAACTATCACGACAAGGACACCAAACATGGACGCGCTCATCCGTTATCTTCAGACTCTCGGACTGGCCGTGGATGCCACGCCGGAGCAAGCCCGCGATTTTCATGGGAAGCTGACTGGCGACCAAAGAGATGAAGCTGATCGGCTCGAAGCCGCGCAGCAGACTCCTCCGGCGTCTCCTGCGACGACACCTCCCGCCTCACCGCCAGCAGATCCTCCCGTCAGGCCGGCGACTCGCGCGGCCAATGACGACGACGCCGCCCGTCGCATCGCCGCGGACGCCGTTTCCGCCGAACGCGCCCGCGTCCAGCAATTGCGCGAGCTCGCCGGCCACGACGTGCCCGAGCCCGTCCTTCGCAATGCCATCGATACGGGACTCAGCGTGACCGAAGCGACCGCGATCTTCCTCCGCGCGATTCGCGAGAACCGCGCCCCGGAAGCCGGACCAGGTATTCACACGCATGACCCGGACGTCACGCGCAACATTCGGGCGCTCGGACTCGCACTCGTCATGCGTTCGGAGCTGGATGTTGAGGCGTGGGCGCGGCGAAATCGCGTCAAGAATTTCGAGGAGCTCGCCGATCAGGCGGAGCGCTATCGCACGCTTTCCTTACTCGATATTTGCCGTCACGCTCTGCGTATCGACGGACGCCAACCGCCATCCGACCGCGAGGAGCTCATGAGAACTGCTGTCTCCGGCGGAACACTTTCCGGCATTTTCACTACGTCGGTGAATGCCACTCTCATGGCCGCATGGGATGCCGAGCCAGACACTACCGTCGGGTGGGTCGAGGAAGTGGATGTCGCGGACTTCAAGACGCAGACAGCGGTCAATTACGAAGGCCGCGCGGGGCTCGACAAACTGCCACGCGGCCAGACCGCAAGCCATATGGCCCCAAGTGACAGCAGCCTCACGTACGCGATCGCGCGCTATGCGAAGCAGTTTGTCGTCGATGAGCAGGACATCATTGACGATTCGCTTGAGGCATTGACGAAAATGCCGAATATCATGGGCGAGAGCGCCCGCCGCCTTCGGCCGGACTTGATCTATGCGTTGATCCTCGCCAATCCGACCATGGTCGACACTGGTGCGCTATTCAACGCGACCGCACTTACGACCGCCGGCGGACACGCCAACCTGACCACCGCCGCACTGGCCTATGGCTCGCTCCAGGCTGGTATCGTCAGTATGGCAAACCAGTACATCGGATCGGGGCGAAACAAAGTCGCGCTGAACATCCGCCCGCGATTCCTGATTGTCCCGCAAGATCTCGCGTTCACGGCCAAGGAGCTTATCACGTCCAGTGCCATTATTGTCGCCGGGACGTCGGCAGTTCTGCGAGGAAACGCCAACACTTTGTCCGGGATGCTTGAAACGCGAGCTGACGGCAGAATCGGTGCTGCGGGTGTGACCGATCCTAGCACCGGGACTGCTTATACCGGGACCGCGACCAACTGGTTCCTCGCCGCGAACCCAGGTCGGACGCTACGTTGCGCTTACCTCCGTGGCTCCAGTCGGGCTCCCATGGTTCGCGCCTTCGCGCTCGACAAAGGCCAATGGGGCATCGGCTGGGACGTGAAAATGGACGTGGGCGTCAAGGAAATGGACTATGCCGGCCTCCACATGAGCACCGGCGCCGGGTAAGCCGCCAAGCGCGAGACCGTTCAAATAGACGAAATCCACAAACTCACGACTGAACACGGAGAACTGAAGCCATGACCGCCGAAGCCGTACTCTACAACAAATCGTCGCTGATCAACGTGACTGCCCCGACCGGCGGCTTCACGTCCGGCGAAATCCTGCAACTATGCGACGGGCGAGCCGGCTACGTCGCTGGGCTCAAGAATCCGCTTGTCGCCGACGCCGTGGCGATCGAGACCGAGGGACAGATCACCGTCGCGAAGATCGCGTCGCTTTGCGTGATCGACGGCTGCGAGATTTGGTGGGACCGGTCCGCCGCGACCGCCACGCCGCTGCGCACCGCGGACTGCTTTTATCTCGGGACCGCCATCGGGGACGTTGCCGCTGCCGGGACGACGATTCTTGTCAACCTCAACAAGAAACCGGAGTACCTGATCGAGACCAATAACCCCAGCAAAGGCCGTTGGGTGACAGAAGCAACCAACGGACTGGGCGTGCTGCAAAACACCGTCGGCAGCCCGGAGTTCACTCTGGCTTTCGACGCTGCATCCGAAGCCGCGCAAGCCGCACTCTACTCGGCTGACACCGTTCCGTGTGCAGACGGTCCAATCTTCGAGGCCAAGGTCGCGATCTTTGACATCGGCGCGGCCGCCGTGGACTGCAGCATCGGGCTTGCGAATGGTTCGCATGCCACGGATTTTGACGCCGTGACCGAAGCCGTGTTGATTCATCTCGACGCCGCGTCGCTGAACATCCTTGCCGAAAGCGATGATGGCACGACTGAGGTTGCTGCCACGGACACGACCGTTGACGCCGTAGATGACACTTACTTCCTGATTTGGATTGACTGCCGGGACCTGACCGACATTCAAATCTATATCAACGCCGTCAACGTGCTGGCGGCGACCGTGTTCAAACTGAATGCCGCGACTGGACCTTTATTGCCGATCGCGCACATCGAGAAGACTAGCGATGCCGCCGTTTTCGACCTTCGCGTCGAATACATGCGCGTACGGACCACGGACCTGACCTAACCACCAGCAGGCGCCGCCCGCGCCTGATCGGGCAATAGGTCCCGATGACCAGCGCCTTCGAAACCGATTTCGCTGAGACGTTCGCAATCTTCGCGGACGTTTTTGGCGAAACCGTTTCTTTCTGGCGCGGAGCTAACAGCGTCGCCGTCACCGCCCAGCGATCGGTTGTGGATCACAAGACAATCGACGAGGAAGGCGCGGAAACAATCGTTCGGGGGTTCGCGTTCCGCGTCACCGCTGCGGACCTCATTATTTCTGGTTCGGCCATTATTCCCCGCAGCGGTGACCGGATAACGGTGGATATTGGAGCCGTCACGCATACCTTTACCGTCTTGAAGCCGCCGGGCCGCGGTTGCTTCGAATGGGGCGATCCCATTCGAACTGAATACATCGTTTACGCCGCTCTGACCGGAACCTCGTAATGTCCAGCGTGTTGTACGATACCGCCGACCAAGTACAGAAGCTGATCGCCGCTGGTCAGACTGCTGAAGCATTCACCACGGACGTGACTGCTGTATTGGCGTTCGAAGTCGCACTGAAACTCGAAGAAGCTGGGAATCTACACTGTGACGTCGTGCCGTTTTCCGCAACGCTTGCCATGCGTCGCGGAGACATCGGCATTTGGACCGTGCTGGTTGACGTCGCTATCCGTTACGGGTACGCCACCGACGACATCGACGCGACCACGGGCAAAGTTAAAGCCGCTTCGGTGGCTGCTCATCTGCTTTTGCTGGAGGAAGTCAATCAATATCTCGCCAAGCGAACTAACCGCACGCTTGCCACCGTGCTTGCGGCCTGGCGAAGCGCGGAAATCATTCTCAACTGGACCGCGGAACATCTGCGCAACTACCACCAGTTCACTGGCATCGCTCGAATTACCTATGAAGTCGAAAAGTCGATCGCGTGAAAGTCAAAGTCACCATCAAGGACGAGCTGAAGAAGATCGAGAAAGCCGCGCGCTCGACCGGTCCGTTCCAGTCTCTCGGGCACGCCGGCGGGACGATCCGCAAAAGCGCGTTGCTATCCATAAGGAAAAACAAAAAATCCTCGAAGCCCGGACAGCCGCCCCACACTCGCGAAGGACAACTGCGTAAAGCCATTTTCTACGCCGTGGACAAAGCCGCGCAAACCGTGGTCATCGGTCCGACGAAATCCAAGATCGGCGAAATCGGCGGCGTGATGGAGCATGGTGGAACGTATAAGGGCGGACAGTATGCGCCGCGTCCATTCATGGGGCCAGCGCTCGAAGAATCATTGCCTCGCATTCCCGCGCATTTCACGGGATCGATTGGAGAATAACGATCATGGCCGACATTGCACAGCGCCCGCTGGTCGGGCAGGAATGCCATTTGTATTACAACACGGGCGACCGTACGACGCCTGTTTTGGTGGAGATCACTCGCGCGATCAATGTGAACGCGTCGATTCCGTTCGGCGAGGCCGAGATAGCTAGTCGCCTCAGCCAATGGAAGACGAAACGGCAAACGACGCGCGAACTCGAAATCACGTTCACATACCAGAAAAAAGGCGGCACGGACGCCGTACTCGTGGTTTTGCTGGCAGCCGCGACCAATGGGACCGTCATGGACATTTGGATGCTTGACGGACTGTTGGCGGAAACCAAATCGCAAGGTCCACGCGCCTACTGCCAGATTTTCGACGAGACGCTCGGCCAAGACCTCGAAGCCGTGGAAGAACTCGAGTTCGTCGCGAAGGCTACGTATTACGAGACTGGCGGAACGCCTGTTGATCCAGACTGGTACGTCGTGCCGACCCCATAACCAACAAGTCACCACCCAGTGCAAAGGGACGCCAAGCCATGACCGCTATAGCAGAACGGCCGCTGGTCGGCCAGGAATGCCACCTGTATTACAACACGGGCACGCGAGCCGCCCCGTCGCTTGTCGAGATCACTCGCGCGATCAACGTCAATGTTTCCATACCATTCGGCGAGGCGGAAATCGCCAGCCGCGCCTCGATCTGGAAGACCAAACGCCAGACTACCCGCGAATTCGAGTTGACATTCACTTATCAAAAAAAGGGCGGAACCGATACCGTGTTGGCCTACTTGCTGGCCGCTATCACCGCCGGCACGACCGTGGATCTTTGGGCGCTCGATGGCGCGTCGACCGAGACCGGCGCCCAAGGCCCCCGCGCCT